ACACGACACAAAGCTCTGGAATACCTTGTTGAAGAAATCAGTGTTTTAAACACAGAACTTCAGAAGTTGAACCTAGGTTTAGATGAGTGTATGCACCAGGCTTTGCTTTCATTCAGCCATTCGATTGGCTGGGAAAGTTTTTTGTACAGCTCTGTTATCGATTGCCTTGAGGTCGATGACTACGCTGGAGTAACAGAAGAAATTGCACGTTGGGTCTTTGACGCAGAGCATCACGTCATCGGCTGCCTCTTGGAACGACGCAGAGAAGAAATCAACCTGTTCCTTGCCGACCTTGAAACAAAGCCCTGGGTAGCCACGGATGTATTGCTGCAGGCGTTCAGGAGTTATGGCGCAAAGCCCCATGAGACAGAAGCAGTCCGAGCTTTGGAAGCAACGATCAATCCCTATGCGCTAGCTGAATTTGCCAATAGCTTTAAGCTTGACGACTCCTTCGCATTTTCAAGTGACTGACATCTTAGAATAAATGCAGTACTCAGGACTTCTATGGAGCACGAACCTACACGCAAGGAGTTTGAACTTCCTTTAGAACTGCAGTTTGCCATGCGCAAGGCTGAGTTGCAGACAGAAGAAATGTGTTGGGAAGAACTGCAAGCCGCGTTGTTAAACTTGTATTTTCAACGCATGATGGAATGGGAAGCCGTCAAGGAAGTAATGTGCGCTGAAGGTATTGATATCGACTGGGATCTGCCTAGCGAGCTGGAGTTAAGTGAACTCGCCCTGGCTTGCATGCAGGACGAGTCAGACGATGACGACGATTTACACTACGCTCATCCGTTTTGAGTATCGTCAGTTTGAATAAGACGATCTAGGTACCACTGTGCTTTCTTCAGTGATTCTGTCCCGCCTTTATGTTTCTCACGCCACACATACTTGGCAATATTGCCCTTCAGGTATCCGCGATACTCTTCGGCGGTTAGTTGGGCCTCGATTGCTTCAATGCATTCGATTCCGCCGCCATCGGTGTAATGAGAAGGATGATTAACAACATCCCCCTGGATCACAGGAGGTTGTTCAATTGTATTTTCCCCTGGAAAATTTGAATTCCTGTCACTGGACAAGAACTCAGAATTTGCAAGAATTTCTACACCTTTGGCCCAGGGAACTGGACAAACGCCATCTACGCACCCATTGGTTTCGTCAACAGGGGAAAACATGTCCATTATAAAAATGCCGACTGAGACAGCCTAGCAGGTTTAACGCATTAAGCCTTTGCGTTTGGCGGAAAGCAACATCTCAATATCATCTGGCTCACCTTCAATATCACCTTGAATACCAGGAGGCTTGGGGTTTGCACCATACAATCCCATGCCTTCTTCTTTGGAAGGAATGTAACCCGTTAAGCCTGGACGTTGGCCATAAAAACCTTGGCCTTCAATGTTAAGTGGATTGCGCTGCATGCCATCCATTGGGACCACTAGGCCCGTGTTGTACATATCTTGAAGAGGTACGTCGTTGGTTTCGGTGTCGAGGGGTGCACCAAAATCTTCAAAACCAATACAACGGCACTTTACTTGATCATTATTTGCCGCAAATTCTTCCAAAAACATTGAGGGTCGCATTGTTTTTTTGGCGATATATCCTTTCTATAATGATAGTATGAGCAAGTTTAGATCCGAGACTTACGACGCAGCCAAAGACTCCGGCACTTCCGCTGGAGTCTCAAGTGATCTGCACCCTGGAAAAGCCTATAACGTTGATCTACGGCATGTGCGGCCAGAAGAGCGAGCTGCCCTTGGATCAGCAACGAAAGGAAGAGCAGCCCGCGTTGACAAATTCATGCGTAGCGCACGAGCAGCCGGTAAGTACCAACAGAAACAACTGATTAACGAGCCCACCAGTGCCACGGCAGGCGACAGCGGTGGACGCGCTGGATCTACTGCTTATGCCCAAAAGCCTAAGCAGTCATTCGGACGAATTTAAACCTGGGAAAAGACCACGTTATTTGGTTGGTCTTGATACTTGCCCTTCCGATCTTGGTAACTAACCTCACAAGGGTTACCACGATAGAAGAGAAGTTGAGTGATCCCTTCGTTTGCGTAGATACGATTAAACAGTCCAGTGCAGTTACTGATCTCTAGCGTCAGGTAACCCTCCCATCCACTTTCGGCAGGCGTGATGTTGACCAGGATACCTGAACGTGCGTATGTAGATTTACCAACTGCAACCACAGTGACATCACGTGGGAGCTTTAGACGTTCTTGTGCAACGCCCAGGCAATAGCCATACGGAGGAAGAAGAAAGTATTTGCCGCGTTCATCTTCCAGAAGTGCCGCAGGTTTTAAAATGCTTTCATCAAAGGCTTTGGGGTCGCAATCGCCGGTTTGGATCTTACCAAAGATTAAGCACTGGCTGGGTGACAGGCGAATGTCATACCCATAAGAACTAAGTCCATAACTTAGCAAACGTCGACCATCTTCTTTGTTGATCAAACGATCAACAAAAGGTTCGATCATCTGTTCTTTTTCAGCGCGTTCTTTGATTTCCCAATCGGCCAGTACGCTCATAAACCCTCGATAGCTCGTTCAGTCTACAAGGAGATGGCCACGTTCGCCGTAGATTTTACAGAAGTGTTCTACAGCATCTCCTGAGCGATCCTTGGGAGGCAAGTAAACCAAGAAAGAAGTACATGTTTGCTTCCGTTCTACCTGCCCATCAAGGTTACGCAACAAGTAAGGGACGGTACGCAAAACGCACATTGGAAACTTGAAGATCTTAGGCTCGTATCGAATCATGTCAGGGCAGTTGCTGAAATACAGACCTTGCTCAATTTCACCTGCGAGCCACGCATGGTACATACGCCGGAACCAAACGGCATGCGAAGATGTCAATGTTAAAGACGAAGAGCGTGTCATCTTCCAACGTTGATTCTTTTGGTCCCAAAAGTAAGATCCCGCTGGTGGAAACAGATAGCAACTTCCGTACCACTGTTGATTATTTAGTCCATCATCCTTAGGCGTATAGTATTCAGTTGCCTGCACATACTCATTGGCAACCTTGGAACTTGCCACATCCAAGTCGATACCACCCATAAGTTCGTTGGCCGCATGGACCAAGTCTGCATTAGTGATCAGTTCAGCGCCTTCAACCCTGGCTGATACACCGCGAATACCTTTTTCAGTCATTGTTGGTAATAGTGTTATATGCGATTTCTAGATAGCGAATGCCATCTTTATCATTGATGACATACCCTGCTTTTTCCATGGGGTCAATCTTCTGTGCAGCCCCAAGGATGCGACGGAATGTCTCAGCAAGATCTCCGTTATTTTTTTGTTCACACTCTTCTTCTGCTGCATGCAATTCCTTTAACGTCCAGAAGAATATCGAACGCTCTTTACTGTCAGGCTGGAATACCAATACGCCAGGTCCTTCTATTTCCCAGAATTTAAGGTATTGCTCACCCATATCACCAAGCACAAGCTTGACTGTGGTGTCTAGCATCTTGGCTTTTGTTTCGTCCAGCTCTGGACCAATGACTGACGCAATTAGTTTTTCACGGCGGTCCACTTTTCAACAACCCTTGACGATGCAGGGATTCTAGCAGTTTTGGAGTTGGTTGGTACAACACAACTAACTTGCCAAGTACGCCGCGCTTCTTGCAGAGCTTACCTTGAGCGTCTCGTATTTTGTCAAATTCTCCGGACCTGATCAGATACTCGGCAACGCATCGCAATCTACGTTTGAGAGGCAGTTCTGCCTGTGGGAATTTGCCGCAGATTGTGTCGGGATTTAAATCCTTGAAAGCAAGTCGCAATCTATTGGCTAAAGTCATGCCCGAATTTGCGTCTTCTTCCTCGTAATTTTTTAAGTTGTCCAAGTAACGACGTAAGCATCCATCGTCAAAAGACCCCCAGGGGGGTAAGAACATCTCCACTTGATCCGTTAAGGATTTAGGTAACAGCTCGGCGTGATTCTCGATGGTGATCACATCAATATCAATTCCTTTAAAACGATGTGCCATTACTCAAGAACCTCCTTATGGGTGTAGTACAAATCGTATTGAGGGCGGAGGTTTTTAAGATTAATGTTTTCGTTCTTGGCAAAGGATTGGATTAAACGATTCCATGGGATACGCAAGACTGCCTTGCGGTGGATGTCAGGAGAAACGTTGACATAATGGATGCCTTCTACCCAGCCTTTGTCAGGGGTTTTTCTTCCAATGGAAATCCAGTTACGGATGGTTTGATCGGAAACTCCCAGTCGTTTGCCGCATTCTTCTGTCGAAATATATTCGTCTGCAAACATTTCGGGATTAGCGACATCAGTTTCAGCGTTGGAATAACGACTGTGCCACATGGAGCCAAGGATATTCCTAATTCCTTTTAGCTCGTAAGCAATGTCTTCCAGGCCCTTTCGTAAGCCGTACGCCATACTG